GGATTTATCTAAGGTTATTTATTCTAGAAAGGTACAGGATAAAAAACAATGGGCAGAATTATTTAACATTGGTATAGACAAAAGAACGAAAAGACCTAAACGTAGACCTCGTATGACTGATAGAGAATTCAAACACAATGTAGATAAGTATACTGATACTGTATATAAAACAATGGCCACACAATGTAAAACTTGTAATGGTGTAGGATTAGTTAGACATACAAAGGTAGACGGAACACCTTTTAAGAACATGTCAAAGTGTTCACCTTGTAAAGGTGAGGGTATGATATTCTTAGAAACAGAAGCCAAGGCAGGGTTTGGTTGGTCTCCTAGAACAATTCATGACGCATCACAGGGTGGATTTAAAACAGATAAAGACACACTAAATAAAATATCTGTGTTTGCAGAAGGCACACTAAAAGAATTTGTAGATAGTATCATGAGATATAGTGCAGTAGAAACTTATCTCAATACATTTGTCACCGGTATCAAAGACAATACAAGAGAAGATGGAATACTTCACCCCTCTTTTAATCAGCATATAACTACCACGGGAAGACTATCTAGTTCTAAACCTAACTTCCAAAATATGCCAAGAGGTGATAAGTTTCCTATCAAGAAAGCTATTACATCTAGATTTTACAAGGGTAAGATTATAGAAGTAGACTTTGCACAATTAGAATTTAGAACTGCCGTATTCCTAGCACAAGATAAACAGGGCATGGAAGACATTGCCAATGGTGTAGATGTTCATCAATACACTGCTAATATTATTGGATGTTCTAGGCAAGACGCAAAGGCTCATACATTTAAACCTTTATATGGTGGGATGATGGGTAAGAAAAAAGAAAAAGAATATTATCAAAAGTTTTTAGAGAAGTATGAGAATATTGCAGAGTGGCATAAGAAGTTAGAAGACACTGCAATAAAATCTAAGATAGTAAGACTACCGAGTGGTCGAGAATATTACTTCCCTAATATCTATAGAAGAAAAGACGGTAGTAGTACCCAATCTACTGCAGTTAAAAACTATCCTGTTCAAGGTTTTGCCACGGCAGATATAGTTCCTATAGCCTGTATAAACGTATGGAATCTATTGAAACAAAACAATATGAAAACATTACTGATTAATACAGTACATGATTCCGTGATACTAGATGTTCATCCGGAAGAATACTCACAAGTCCTTGACTGTTTAAACCAAGGGTTTTCCGGTATAAAAGAATCACTTAAAGAAAGATTTGATTGTGATTTAAATGTACCCTTAGACTTTGAAATAAAAAGTGGTTCGAATTGGCTTGACTTATCCACAGACTTGTGATACAATATACTTATAAAAGGAGGCATTATTATGTCAAACGAACTAAGTAATCTAGACAGTTTATCTAATGATAAGATAATGGCTATGGTCGGACAGGATGCCGACATGGGTGGTTCATCTTTAGCTAGATTGTCTATTAACTATGAAGCCGAGGATAGTGATGGCAATGCTATCAAACGAGGTTTGTACAAAGTAGAAGGTACAGACAAAGGCACAGTGTATGCAGAGAAAGTTTCTTTTAGACCTTTCTTAAATACATTTCAGTACAAGAAATATGATGAAGAGAATGAGGATAACAATTCTAAATCAGTTATGTTTAGAAGTTGGTCCGATTCAAAAATAGATACCAAAGGAACGGAATCATGTGGAAGTGTACCCAAAGCAGAACGAGAAAATCTAGACCCTGTTGCTAAGATAGAACAGGATAAGATTACTTGCTATCGAAATGTGTTTGGTGTTGTGTCCGTCAAAGGTAAGTCTTCAAAAGGTGAAGAAATTATCTTGACAAACGAACCTGTATTGTATAGAGTACGAGGTGTAAACTTTATGCCCATAGGCAATATGCTTCAAAGCTTATCTAAACGTAATAAGATAATGTACAATACTGTTCTAGATTTTAATGGAACAGAAAAGCATACAAAAGGAAGTGTGACATACTTTGTTGCTAAGATAAAAGATAGTAATCAAGATGTCAAGTTTTCTGATTCAGATAAAGAAACACTAAAAGGTTTCTTAGAATATGTGGAGGCAGAGAATAGCTATGTAAAAGAAGAACATAACAAAGCTAAGAAAGGTCACACTACAGAACAAGATGTGTTAGATGATGAAATCATGGACGAAATAACCTCTTGACTTTCTTAGAAGAAGTAAAATCTTTATTGTCACAGGCCCAACGTAAGCCTGTGGCAATACCTAAAGAAGTATTAAAAGAGTTTCTTAAAGACTGCAAACAAGCAGTAGAAAAACAATTTACTCAAGAGAGGGAATCTGAGTTTAGAATTAGAATGTCTAGTATTGGCAAACCACTATGTCAATTACAAATGGAAAAGAAATATTCCGGTGGCAATGCGATAGTATCTTATGAAAATTATAATAATAAATTAAAGTTTTTATTTGGTGATATCTTAGAAGCTATTGTGGTAATGTTATTAAGAACTACCAAAGCTAATATACAAGGTGTACAAAAGAATGTCAAGTACAAAACAAAATGGTTTGACATGAAAGGCACATATGATATTATTATTGATGATAAAGTTTATGATATTAAATCAGCTTCACCTTTTGCCTTTGATAAAAAGTTTGGTGAGAGTGGTGGGGGATTTGAAAAGGTTGCTAAAGATGATGTGTTTGGATATCTAACTCAAGGGTATCTATATTCTGAAGCAACAAAGAAACCTTTTGGTGGTTGGATAGTTATTAATAAAGCTACCGGTGAAATACTATTGAGTGAACCACCACAAGATGATTCTCAATATAGAAAAGAAGCTATTAAAAAAGCTTTAGATAATACAAAAGCACTAATGGAAGACAAACCTTTTGAGAAATGCTTTGATATTGAAGAAGAAATGTTTTACAAGAAACCTACAGGTAATAAAATATTAGGAACTGTATGTTCGTATTGTCCATATAAACAGAAGTGTTGGGGTGAAGATATACAATACCTACCACAACAACAATCAAAAGCATCCAATCCTAAGTTTGCTTGGTATGTAGAAATAAATAATCCAAAGGAGGTTATGCATGAAGCATAATGCAAACTTTAAATATGATTTACAATGGGGTAAACAAGGGGAAACTGTTGTTGCAGAAATACAACAAGGTGAAAAGACTGAAGTAAAGTCTGAAAGAGATAAGTGGATTAAGACAGGGAATCACTATTGTGAATATCAAAGTAGGGGAAAAGAAAGTGGGATTGCCAAGACACAGGCTGAATGGTGGACCATTAATTTCTACAGTAAAGATAAGTTTTGTTTTAACATAACATTAAAGACAAAAGATTTAAAGAATATTATTAAGAATAATACATTTAAAAAAATCCCCGGTGGGGACAACAATACTTCGTGGGGACATCTAATCCCTATAAATAAACTAATTGATTATAATAATTATGGGGTGGAAAATGAGAATAGTTAAGGACCCTTTTACAGGGGAACTATTACTGTCTTTAGATAACTTTGAATCAAAGCAAGTAAGGGATAAAGGATATGTAAAGATATCCAATCATAGCAGTTTTTTTGGCTCTTTAAGATTATTGTATGAGGATTTATCTACAATAATTACAGAAGAGTTAAGAAATATACAATTAAAAAAGGAGAAAAAACAACATGAAAAATTACTTAATAAGTAGTGAGTTGCTACAGAATGTAATTAAATATATGTTTACTAGACCTTATGGTGAAGTACATACTTTAATAACAGGATTAGCACAGCTAAAGGAAACATCCAATGAATCTGGACAAAAACAAGAAACAAAGAAAGTTTGATTATGTCGCTAACTTACTTAACTACTCCGTCAATCTCAATCGAGATAGTGACATACAATTAGACTACAACTTTATACAACCACAACAATTTAAATTTATAATGGACAGGGAGTTCCCCGAGTATCAGTATACTAATAACCTCTGTTCATTAATTAATTATTCAAGACATGAAATGGATGAACTTAATAAGAAGTTAACTAGGTTTGTTAACGGATTGTATTAGTTATACAAACTTAATATTTCTCGCATTACCTCTTCTGTTCGTTTTTTTAATCCGGACATACCTTCTTTAGGTTCAAATATTTTAGTATAACCACCTTCTTCCCCTTTTGCAGGGTCTGTAAATTTTAAGTTATCTGCAGCATCTTTGTATAAACCATTTATCATACTATCAAAATACATAGGAAAAGAACTTTTAGATACACCCCAAAAAGAATTACGTATTAATATTGACATAACTTCTTCCGGTATATCGT